CCGCAGTCTGAGCAAGTATCGGCGCTTAATTCAGCCTCGTCTACATCATACCCGCAAACACCGCATACCACTTCAATTTCGTGCTTCGGGTCTATTGCATTGCCCAAGTTTGTCGCTTCGTTTGTTATTTTCATGCTGCTATACCCACCCAATTAGGAGTTTGACTGTTATTTACGTCTATCCACCCGGCGTTCTGGTTCGGTACGATCTCACTCCAAACCAACACGTTCCCTATAATGCCAGTAGCCTGTACGCCAACAACATTAATTATTGCCTTCGCTATCTCGGTCGTGACACCTAGAGCTGTGGTGCCTTGTACGCCTGTTACGTTGACGTTCTGTTGGAGCAGTACCGTTATGTTGCCTAGTGTAGCGGTGGCTTGTAGGCCGGTAGCGTCAAGAGACGAATCCCCGATTATTGATACGTTGCCTGCTGTAGCGGTTGCAGCTACGCCTGTGGCGTTTATGGCTACGGCTGTTATCGGCCCAGCTGTACCTAATTCCCCAGTGCCTTCTACGCCAGTGACAGAAACAACTGCAAAAGCCTGTACTGTGGTGGTCCCTATCTCGCCTGTGGCGGCATTCCCCAGAGCATCTATTGCTCCATCGGCCTCAACCGCAATATTGCCAAGGGAAACTATAGCTTCAACGCCTGTGAGGAATACCCCAGCACCTTCTTTGACGCTTACTGAGCCTACTTCGCCGGTAGCTTGGAAACCGAGTGACTCACCCCACGAACCTTGCCCCCATGCGCCTCTACCCCACCCACCAAAATAAACAGTAGCGTCCCATCGAGTGTAGCCTACTTCCCCTGTGGCAATAACCCCGGTAACCGAAACGCTTGCATTTGCTTGCGCTATGGCCGTGCCTAACGCCGCAGTACCTTGCACACCCGTAAGCGTAACAGTCGCACCACCCGCAATGGATACTGAGCCTACCTCACCGACAGCGCCGGGTATGGGATTGGAATATCCCCACTCTTCAGCGCCCCAAGTGCTATATCCCCAACCGTTAAGGGGTACAATAATATCCGTCATTTTTGAAACCTTTTAGCCTTGGGTCTAGTTAACGCGGATACTAGCGTTTCTCCCTTTTTTAACCGCCTATGCACCGAGGCAATTGCAATATTATATGTCGTACACCATTCGGTAAATAGCTTGGTTCCCCCATTAATTTCAACAATTACTATTTGCCGACTGTTTCTTCGTTGCGTTTTCCGGTCTGCCCACCGAACATTTTCAGGGACATAGTTCCCTTGGTTATCTATGCGGTCCAAGGTAGCCCCCTCAAAAGCACGCTCGCCAACATCGGCTAAAAAGCTAGGAAACTCCTCTCATGCAGGATGGTAGCTGATCCCTCGGCCCCCATAATTATGGTATGCCGGGTGTTTTTTATTGTGGCAACGAGATTTCATGTTGCACCAAGTGGCATAAAGCGGGTGGTATCTGTGCCCGTGTCTCATGGAGAACTCTCCTAATAAAACACCACAGTACCGCGCCCCCTCCTAAAACGCAATTTTAGAAATAGCTAACCTCTAGGCAATCCGTAAAATGGCGTTGCTCGCATCAGCCGCTGGGAAGACAATAGTGAAGTCACCCGCAGTAGAGGTCTTGTCCGAACCAAAGTCCAGAATTGCAATAGCAGGGTTAGTGCCACCGTTCGCTAAGTAGATCAAAGCGCCACGAGCAGTAATAGTCGCGGTAGACCATGTGGTATTCGCAAAGTCCAAGAACGCTGTGGTGCCGGAAGAGGCAGGGTTTGCAGAAATAGTCAGAGTGTTCCCGCCCGCAGTGTATCCCGTACCCACAACTTCATTAGAAGTGGAGTATGCAGTAGTAGTCGCACCTAGCGTAGCTGATGAAGTGAACAACGCGATCTTAAATACCTGTGCTGTACCGCTGCTGAAATCAAAGTCCCCCCCAAGGATTGCGACTTTGAACGATGTAACCATAGCCTGTGAAATAGCCATCTGTAATCCCTCTTAAATTAACGTGGTGTTATCCTAATTTGGCCTGAGCGGTACATATCTTCCCGCATCTTACCATCTCCTAGGTTTTTGAGTAACGCGATAGCGTCGACGTACATTTGCTGATACAGGGAAACCATATCCGGCTCCCCTTTTATAAAGCGTACAGCCTCAATTAGTGCCCCGTTAAGAAGCGCAGAATCAAACTCATTACCAAGCCACGTAGTGCCCGCAGTAACAATAGACTCTGGGTAGTAGCCGTAATGAAGCTCTACCTCGTATCCTGCGTCTGGTGTTGGGCCTAGGATAAACGCCGTGTCGTCAAAAAGGCCGTAATGTCTAGGTAACCCAGTGCTAGAAGGGTTCGGGTACGCCTCGCGGATGAAGTTGACATCCTTATTTAGCAAGTACTCGTAGTTGCCATCCGCGCCAATAACCGCTAGGGAAAACGGATACAGGAAGTCCGTAGGGAACACCAGATACTTATTACTCGCCGTCAGGTTTCCAGTCTGGTTACGCCGCAAAGCAGGTATCTGGACAGTATTGTATATCTTCTGCTCAGCCTGATCTGTAAACATGCCAAGCTGGTCTTCTGTAAACGACTGCTCGCAGATGTCCGCTATGTTTGCTTTAAGCTCGGTGTAATTCACCTGCTACTCCTTAAGCCATTGGGCCTCGGGCCATTGTGCCCTTAGTTGCCGCGCCTACACCACGAACCTTTATACCACTAGTCTTCATATCTTTTGGTGGTTGGTTACAGCAGTCAGCTACTTTATACATAGTTGGCTGATTAGGGAACTCTAGTACTTTTGGGGCTTTTACGTTTGATCTTGATTTCATTTTATTGCTCCTAGCTTATGGTTACCGTTACTTGCCCTACGGCACCGCTGCCTTCTAAATTATCGGGGGTAAGCCCGAAAGGATCGTTTAACCCTACTGGGTCCCACCCCCACTGGATATCTCTACTCGCTACCAACTCCGCAGAGTCTGGTCTAGGGTTGCGTATAGCTTGCGGGTCGTAGACTGGGAACTCCCCTAGCTTGTTTTGCGGCTGGTCGGGGTTCCAACACTCTGGGCACGCCATAATGTTAGTCTTATTTCCCTTAACAATCAGCTCTTTAAGCTGCCGTAACTTGTATTGAAACCCACACACATCACATATTGCTATCGCTTTTTGCCCAGACGCGTATTGGTAACCCATACCTACCTCACGCCATAAATACGCGGCACTAAGCTAAGCGTTGCTTTTTCCCTATCTTCGCCTGCGGCCAACTCAAACTGGCGCTCATATTCGGCCTGTAGCATGGGAAGGCGGGGCATTAATTCTGGGTCTTTCTGCGCTATATAATAACCTAGCCCCGCTACTAGAGCAGGTAAGAAACGGAAGTTAACGTCTGCGGTATTCGCGCCTGTCCCGACATCTTCTATCCTACGCATGCGCCAATACTTAAGAACATAGTAGGGGTCTCCTATTGGGCCTTGGTCGGGCACAGGCCATACTGTAACGTTGGGGTTTACTTGCCCACGATCTATGTATAGCTGAATAGGGCGGCCTTGGTTTAACTTGTTTGGGATACTAGAGTACGTGGAGACACTAATTCGGGTGATGTTTAGGTCAGACTGAGTACTGGCGCTGCCATTACCCGTACGTACTACATGCTCCAGTAAGTCTATGGTGTCTGCTGGCAAAGCGTATGTGGCTGTACCTTGAACGAGGTTTAACGTCCCCTCTTCAATAGTCCACATGTTAATGCCGCGATTCTGCCACTCGATAGTCAGCAGATTCATAGACCGTCTAGCAGTACGAAGGTCGTAGCCAGAGCGCATTTCACGCCCAGCACGCTCCCAAGCCTCTTCCGCAATCTCGGTGAAGTCTAGGTTAAACGCTGTAGTGCCAGAAGTTGCCATGCTTTACACCATTTTACAAACTTTGCCACCACGAGCCATACCATAGCCACGGACTTTGCCACCGGCTTTCATACTGTTTTCTTGAGCCATAGCGCGACGAGTTGCGCCGCCCATTTTGCTCATAGCCACTTTGTGCTCGGAGTCTTGCATTGTGGTGCCATCGGGCATTTTGTGTGTGCCTGTAGCCATGCCACCCATGTTCATGCGTTTAGTTCCACAAACAGCCATAATTACCCCCTACCATTTTACTTTGTCAGCCCAGTAGGCTGCGCTCATTTTGCCTTTGGTGATGTTCTTGCCGTGCCGAGCTTTAAAAGATTTGCGTTTGGCTTTCATACGGTCTGACTCCCCCTCTTTGGGTTTACCAGCCGTACTCGCACCCTGCTCACCAAAGCGGATAACTTTCTCCTTCCCACCTTCACAAGCCTTAACCACATGAGACTTTTTAGGGTGGGAGGGGGTTCGTTTAGGCTTATTACAAGCCATCCCCGCTTTGTCTACGCGAGTAGCCACTAGCTGTGGAACACCGTCATTGCAGTAATATTTGTGAGTGCCGTGATATACACGTCAACCTGACAACGAATACCGTAGTCGGGGATGTTTATAGAGTGCGCATTGGAGGCGAGAAAGTCTATATCCAAAACTGTGGGGCCACCGACACCATCAGTAATAGTTAGTCGACCCGCGCCCGTGGCATTCGTAAGCACTTGAACTTGCCGAATACGGGCAGGGCCTACAGCCAAGCTGCCAGTAGTGGTCACCCGTTTGGTTCTAATATCTGAACTAGCCATGGGCTACCCCCTATTAAGAAAGAGCAGCGCCAGTAGCAGTAACCCAAGCAGCGCCTGTGTTAATTACAAGGCAAAACTCATCGTCGCCTACACCGTTATCGCTGATGATATAAACCATACCAGCAGAAACGCTAGCAAAGGCGGGGAGGTTAGCCGTAGTTACGACTGGAAAATCAAAGCCGTTTTGAGATACGACTGGTCCTGAAAAAGTGGTAGTAGACATTTTGAAACCTCACATGCGAGTTGGTGTGCACCTGTCTGCATGTCGTCAGCCGGGGCTGTCAGGTACACCGGTTTGAGCCCGGTACGGGGCTACTATACCGCAGTTTGTATGTTTTGCAAATACTGTTAGTGTGCGAACTGCCACAGGAAACACCACGCCCCTGAATAAGAAAGGGGGCCGAAGCCCCCAATCACAACCGGCTGCTTATTACGCGCCCGGTGAACCGAAAATGCCCAGTGGGTCAGATACGCCGAAGCTGTATCGCTCACGAGCCTTATAGCGGCTGTTACCTGTATCAAAGTCTGCGTCCATGCTAGTTTGCATAGCTGAGCGGACAAAGTGTTTCAGGCCATTAGGTACGTCAGTCATCAAGAACCAAGCGTTGGTGTCAGTCAAATAATGGTTAACACTGTAACCACCGGGGATTGATCCATTGCTCTTGATTGCGTTGATGTCATTATCAGCAGTAGACACACGAAGCTCAGTATCCAACAGGCGGGTAGCAACGAATTGCAGCGCGGGTGGGATAACAAGTTTCTTGGGCTTAGCAGCGATGAGGAGCCCGCGCTCATCAGTCCATGCAGAAATCTGAATAACAGCGGCTTCCAAGGAAGTCTCGTTAAGGTCAGTGCCTACAGCAGGACGGTTTGAGTTAACGCCACCAGATACGAGAGGGTGAGCAGTGGAACAAAGAGTCTGCCCATCACCATATGTATTAGCCGCTGCGAAAGCGTTGTTAAGGATAGATGAACCCTTAACCTGCTTGGTGTACGCCATAGCGCGTGCAAGTGCTTTTGTATATCGAGAAGACAATGAATCGTAGAGGTTATCTTCGATTGCTTCCTCAGTGAGCGAGAAGCCCATTGCGATAGTCTCATGCGTATAACGAGCAGTCCACGCCTCTTGTGCATTGTCGTATTCAATAGCAGAACCTTCGCTCTTAACAGGTGCAGAACTGAACCCAGACAACTTAGTTTCTTCCTCGAAAGAACGGTCAGAAGACTCGGTCTCGAAGATTTCGGCAGTCTCGTCACCATACTTAGCGTATTCGAGACCAAATAAGGCATTTAGCCCCGGTAGTAACTCCTTAAGGAGTTGCGCTCTTGAAATAGCCATTTATTAGTCTCCTTATACACCAGTGTTCATTAATAGCGCGTGAGCGCCAGAGGTGAATTTAACAAACACATCAGGGTAAGCGTCGGATGTTGCTGACGCAAAACCTAAGATGAGGAACCCACCAACAGTTGTTTGAACAGTGGCATCAATGGCCATTGTAGAGTTACCGGTCAGTGTACTACCCGAAGTGGTTGCATGTTGTGCGGCTGGGAACGCCGTAATGGTCCCGACAATAGTCTGCAAGCCCGTACCGTCAAGCTGGGCCTGAAATATAACCATCGGATCAGAAACAACGTAAGCATGTACCACACCCGTAGTGCCGGTGGGGTAATACTGAGAAGTCACGAATTGGCCTTGGGTGTTGATGTAGTCACAACCTACAAATACGCCCATTGCGCCGATGCTGGAACCACCAAAGTTGTTGGTAGTTATGTTAGAACCAGTACCGTCTGCTAACTCAATGTACCCAGAAGCTGCCATCTGCACGACAGAGCCGTAGAAGATGTTGTTCGCAAGTCCCGCCGGGTCAATAAGGTAGGTGGTAGTAGCACCTGCATAAGGCATCCCATCTGCCCGTTTTACGGGTTTTAAGCCGTAGGGAGTAGCTGTTGAAGCCATAAATTACTCCTAAAATTAGCCTTTACCGAAAGTAACCGTGGATTTTCTGTTGTGAAACAGGGGCATCCTCGGGTCGTTTTCGCGCATTAGATTGTTGTCTACAGAGTGCATTTGCGATTCCGTTTTTTGTCGGAAAAACAAATCACGCTCTTGGACAAGCTCTACTGGGGCTTTACATAACATTAAACCGCCAACGATGACATTATCCTTAAACCGTGGGTCTGCCACAGCGTCAGTAAATATCTCGGGGTGGTCTTCTGAACGTACCGGCTCCCAGCCCTCACGTATCTTAGAGGAAACATTAGTAGCATCTGATTGACCATTGGTCGAAATACGCACCCAATGAAACGCATATCCGTCTTCTGGAGTGGGGTCAGGCAACACAGTAGGTTGCTTCCACGCAGATTTACGGACTGTTTTCTCACGGGATTCAAGTTCTCGGTCTAGTCTATTTTGAGCCATTATTTCTTCCTCAGTAATTCAGCAGCCTGTTTGGCGTATATGTCTAATGGTACCCCGAGTCTTTTCGCAATAGCAATTTGTGACTGCGTTAGCCTAATTTTCATAGGCCCGGTGCTCCGCGAAGCGGGTGCAACCACATTACTAGATTTTCTCTTCGGTGCCGCTTGTTTGTCATCCGTCCCATCGTCAAACTGATCTGGGAACACTTGCCGCATACGAGAGTTAATTTTCTCGTAGTAAGTAGTTGACTGGGGGTCTACCCCCTCTTTAGTCAATTTGTTGTGCAGCCCCAGTGCAAACGCTGTCATTTCGTCATCAGAGCCAAACCACGGGTTGTCATCGCGCCATGTTTCAGCCTGCTCATCACGTTGGATTCGCGGTTGGGGTGCAGCTAGCTGTGGTTGTACAGGAATATTACGCTGTTGTAAAGCCTCCACCTGTTTAGGCTTCAGCCCACTAACTCGTTCCATCCGTATTTGAGCCGTATTAAGGAGGGTTTGGGCCTCTAATAGAGCATCAGGCTCCCCCGCTTCGTACGCCTGTATATACTTAGATTTAGCGCTCTCTAGCTCATGTACAATCTGCTTCTTAGCAGACTCAATTAACGCATTATAGCTTTTAGTCTCGGAACCTTTGAGTTTCTGGTTCTCCTCTACTAGTTGTTTTGCGTAAGATTCTAGAGCTTCCCGCTCACGCATAGCAGCTTCTTTGGCTCTGCGCTCGTCGTGGTAGCCTTTACTGAAGTGCTGAATACGGTTTTTAGCGCTCTTAGAGTAGTTCGCTAATTCCTCTTCGGTCACGTCTTGCGGTGGTTCAGACGGTTTGCGCCCCCTATCTTTTGGTGGGGTATCGTCTTCTACTTCTATTTCTATTTCTACGCCCCCAGTTTTGATATTCTTAGTGGGGTTAATGTCTTCCCGACCTACGGCCCCCTCAACATCAAGAGCATAGTCGTCTTCAGGAACATCTACCTCGATTTCTCGGGTATCGTCGTCTTTATCGGGGTCGGGAAAATCAAATTCTACTTGTTGTCTAGGCATGGTTTCTTCCTTAAGCACGCGTAACTGCACGCGGATCATCGACGACTGCTTCAATAGAGTCATCATTCATTAGACGATATTCCTGCTTCCCAACTTTGAAGCGGGTGCCTGTATTAGCGCGGAACATCACGTAGTCGCCAACCTTACACCACGGGCCAGTAGGGAATCGGTCTGCATCTGAGTAAGCCTGCGCGCCCATGTCCAATACCACACCAACGGTAGATAGGATGTATTCTTCTCTTAGAGCCGAACTTGATTTAATAAGTCCTGTTTCACCATAAGTCTCGTCGACGTTAGGTAGGGCAATAAGCACCCTGTAGCCCACCGGCTTTGGTATAGAGGCTTCTAGCTCCTCTTGCACCTTCCCCGCTTCAACGATCTTGTGTTGCCTCTTCTTCTCTAGCGCAGTCATAGTTGGAGTGGTAGTTACTGAGGCCTTAGCCCCCACCCCATTAACCATTACGGTTTCAGTCATTGTTGCCATCCATATAGTTACGCGAAAGGTCATTTATTTCTCTAAGTGCAGCGTCTAGACCTCGGATCACCCCGCACACCTCCTTATACCCGGCAAAGTCTTTAGCTGCACCGGAGTTTAAGAATTCTTCGCTAGAGCTTTTAAGCTCTGTTATTTTTTCATTCAGCACGTCAAAGACGGTTGTAGCCATAGTTACCTCTGCCCGTTACCGGG